CGTATCACCTCCTTTCCAGAATCATTTTACAGCGAAAATAAGGTGATTACAAGGAGGTGAACAAGATGAAAATTAAAATCACTGGCGATCCCAAAGAAATTGCCGCTCTTGTACTGGCGGTACAGGAGCGGCAGAGTAAAGCTATTGTTGAAACAACGGATTGGGCTGGCAATGTTGCTGTGGTAACAGAAAAGAGCTGAAAGGGGCGGATACAGCCAAGCGGGTTCCTTACAATCCTGCCCAGTAAGCTGCTGTTGTGGGCAGCTGCGCACTGACCGCGAATCTCTCGCCGTTCGGATCTTCCGGGCGGCTTTTTTGATACCCCCGGGCCTGCAAAGCACCCATGGGCTTTGAAAACACTCCCTCCCCGAAGAAGTCCCCCTGCCTGCAAAGGCTCCTTCCCGATGGTGCACAGCAGGCCGTGACCAAGGAGCCGCATATGCCAAAGACTGTTACGCGCCCAGACCGTGACGGCACGCACCGTCTGGCCTTTGAGCGCAACAAAAAGAAAATCTATGCTACACAAACCGTGTGCGGCATCTGCGGCAAACCTGTGGATTTCAGCTGCAAGTTTCCGCATCCGCTTTCGCCGTGCATCGACCACATCATTCCCGTGGCCAAGGGCGGGCATCCCAGCGACCTTGCCAACCTTCAGCTGGCGCATTTCTGGTGCAACCGGCAGAAGAGCGACAAGTTGTTTTCGCCGGTAGAAAAGCAGGTCGAAGCGGATGCAGACGCGCCGCTGGCTCTGCCGCTGAGCACCGACTGGACGGCCTATCGCGGCCATTGAGCAAGGCAGCAGATATCAAACCTTCCTCACCACAACAGGGGGATATCCCCCTCCCAGGGGGGGTCTCTGACCTTCCCGTACCGTACTGTGAATATTTTCTCGCGAAAGGAGAAAGCACCGCCCTATGAGCGACCTGAAAGGCATGGCATACCTGCGCCGCCGCCTGCTGCAAAAGCGGGTGCGGGTGCAGACCCGCTACAAATATTATGAAATGAAGAACGCCGTGAAAGACTTCGGCATGGTGACACCGCCAGAGTTCCGCACCTTCACAGAGGTGCTGGGCTGGTGCGGCAAGGCCGTGGATTCGCTGGCGGACCGCTTGCTCTGGCGAGAGTTCCGGGACGATAATTTTGACCTGAACACCATTTATTGCATGAACAATGCGGATGTGCTGTTTGACAGCGCAGTGCTGTCGGCCCTCATTTCCAGCTGCTGCTTTGTGTATATCAGTCAGGCCGAAAACGGTTTTCCGCGCCTGCAGGTCATTGACGGCGGCAACGCCACCGGCGTGATGGATGAAGTGACGGGCCTGCTGAGGGAGGGCTATGCAGTTCTGGCGCGCGATCCCGACAGCAATCGGCCCACGCTGGAGGCCTACTTCACTGCGGGCAGTACATGGTACTACCCCAAGGGCCAGAAACCGTATCGGGTGACGAACTCCGCACCTGCCCCGCTGCTGGTGCCCATCGTATACCGCCCGGATGCAAAGCGTCCGTTTGGGCACAGTCGTATTTCCCGCGCCTGTATGGGCCTGCAGCAGGGCGCGCTGCGCACCCTCAAGCGCAGCGAGATCAGCGCCGAGTTTTACTCCTTCCCGCAAAAGTATGTGCTGGGCACATCCAATGAAGCCGAACAGCTGGACAAATGGAAAGCTACCATTTCCAGCCTTTTGGAGATCACCAAAGACGAGGATGGCGACAAGCCCGTTGTGGGCCAGTTCACCCAGCAGAGCATGAGCCCGTATACCGAACAGCTGCGCACCTTTGCAGCGCTGTTTGCAGGCGAGACCGGCCTGACGCTGGATGATCTGGGTTTTGTTACCGACAATCCCAGCAGCGCCGAGGCCATCAAGTCCAGCCACGAGGGCCTGCGTCTGGCAGCCCGCAAGGCGCAGCGCACCTTCGGCAGCGGCTTCCTGAATGCCGGGTATCTTGCGGCCTGCGTGCGGGACGATTTTGCCTACCAGCGCCAGCAGCTTTACCTGACCCGCCCTGTGTGGGAGCCGGTGTTTGAACCGGACGCCGCCACGCTGTCCGGCATCGGTGATGCCGTGGGCAAGATAAACGCCGTGATCCCCGGCTACTTCGGCAAGGAAAATCTGCGGGATCTGACCGGCATCCGCACCGAGAACTGAGGTGCCCATGGACGAAAAAGATATTGCCCCGGAACTGCTGGAACGCATCCGAGCTGACTTTCTGGCCTTGCTGGGCGACGCGCAGCAGGAAGCTGACACCTACACTGCCGCTGCAGCCTATGCCGAGCTGGTAGGTTCCGCACTGGCTGACGCTTTCCGCCGCAACCTGACTGCTGACATTCTGCCGGACGGAAGGCTGTACTGGAACATTGCCGATCGGGTGGTGCGCCCGCTGCTGGAGGAGGACTATGCCAGGATCGCAGACGCTGCTGCGGCTGCGCAGCAGGCTTTGAACCGGCAGGCCCGGATCGGCATTGCACCGCAGCGTGCCGTGCTGGATGCCGACCGCGTGAACGGCCTGCTCAACAAGCTGGCAGAAGCAGAACGGTTTGAGGATGCGGCATGGGCACTGGCTGAGCCGGTGCGCACCTTTTCCCGCATGGCCGTGGACGATGTCCTGAAGGCAAATGTGGATTTTCAGGGCAGGGCCGGTCTGAGGCCGCGCGTCGTCCGCATTGCCGAAAGCGGCTGCTGTAAGTGGTGCAGCGCTCTGGCCGGGACATACGACTACCCCCATGTTCCGAAAGATGTTTACCGCCGCCACGAGCGCTGCCGCTGCCGGGTGGAATATGACCCCGGCGAGGGCCGACGGCAGAACGTGTGGAATAAAACGTGGACAGAGGAGCCGGAAGTCCTTCAGTCCCGTAAGGAGCTTGCAGAAACACCACTCCCTAACAAAGTCCATATTCCCGGCGATATTCCTATGCAGAGCGTTCTCCCGGAATATTTGCGGACGGCTTCACCGGGTGTTGGTTCTATCACATATGATACAGGCTATGACATGGTGCGCCATGCAGATGAAGTAAAAACAGCACAATGGCTGCACGACCATCTGGGCGGCAACATTGTACTGTTGAACGAAGTAAACAACTATAAGGCCATGACACCGGACTATATTTGGAATGGGAAGATGTGGGACTTAAAAACAGCTTCCACGGAAAAATCTGCGAACAGCGCTGTTCGGCATGGTCTGAAGCAGATTCAAGAAAATCCCGGCGGCATTATTTTGAACTATGGGCAAAATATAATTTCTGCTGATTTGCTGAAAGATGTTCTCCGAAAAAGGCTGACCGCCAGTGCAACTCAAGACGTAGATATTCTTGTTATCTGCAAAGATGAATTGCTCATGGTCCAGCGTTTTATTGCAAAAAAATAGAGGTGTCGAGCCCCCACCATATAGCGGAGGCGCACCTCTATTTATTTTATATCATATTTTCGATTTGTCGTCAACATCTTAGAAGGAGGAACCCAGCCCACCATGCCGCGGACGCGAAAACAGGCAGCTGATGTCAGGCTGGGCCGCCAGACGCCTACCGCCGCTGTCGTGCTGCCCTACACCGAAACGTGTGGACAAGAAGCAATTGACCTGTACAACACCACCGGGCGCACGGCCCAGCAGTGGCAGGAGCTTTTGCTCTACGATATCCTTGCCCGCAACGAGAATGATCTTTGGGTGCACACCAAATTCGGCTACGCAGTGCCCCGCCGCAACGGCAAGAACGAAATCGCCGCCATCCGAGAGCTGTACGGCCTGAAGCAGGGCGAAAGCATCCTGCACACCGCGCACCGCACCACCACCTCGCGCGCAGCATGGGAGCGCCTGTGCCATCTGCTGGACAAAGCAAAGATCCCGTACAAATCCATTCAGGCGGTGGGCCGTGAGCACATCCAGCTGGAAGATAGCGCGGGCCGCATCGAGTTCCGCACCCGCTCTTCCAAGGGCGGTTTGGGTGAAGGTTTCGATCTGCTGGTGATCGACGAAGCGCAGGAATACACTGACGATCAGGCCAGTGCCCTGAAATACGTGGTCACAGACAGCGAGAACCCGCAGACATTGTTTTGCGGCACGCCGCCTACGCCGGTCTCTTCCGGCACGGTATTCCTCAAAATGCGCAACGCTGCGCTGCGGGGTGATACCCAGAACACCGGCTGGGCTGAGTGGAGCGTGGAACAGCAGACCGACCCGCATGACGTGGAAGCATGGTACCGCACGAACCCAAGTCTCGGCACCATTTTTACCGAGCGCAGCGTTGCGGATGAGATCGGCGACGATCCCATTGACTTCAACATCCAGCGTCTGGGCCTGTGGTTGCGCTACAACCTCAAATCCGCCATCAGCCGCACCGAATGGGACGAGCTGAAGGTGGACGCTCTGCCAAAGCTCACCGGCAGGCTTTATGCCGGCATCAAGTTCAGCACCGACGGCACCAGCTGTGCGCTGGCCGTTGCCTGCCGGACCAAAGAAAACAAGATATTCGTGGAAGCCATCGACTGCCGCCCTACCCGGACAGGCAGCGGATGGCTCCTTGATTTTCTGTCCAAAGCCGACCTTGCCGCTGTGGCGGTGGACGGTGCCAGCGGGCAGCAGCTGCTGGCCGACGCCATGAAGGCTGCCCGTATCAAAGCACCGGTGCTGCCCACGGTCAAGCAGATCATCACCGCCAATGCCGCTTTTGAGCAGGCAGTGTTTGCAAGATCCCTGTGCCATGCCGGGCAGCCCGGCCTTACGCAGGCAGCATCCAACTGTGAAAAGCGGGCCATCGGCTCCAACGGCGGCTTTGGCTACCGCTCACTGACCGAGGGCGGACATATTGAACTGCTGGACAGCGTGATCCTGGCCCACTGGCAATGCGCCGAGGGCAAGGCAAAGCGTCGCCAGCGCACCAGCTATTAACAGGCCACACGGGCCTGTTTTTTGTTTGCCAGAACGAAAGGAGTTTTTCTATGGCAGAAGCATTTGAACCTATTACCACGCAGGAAGCATTTGACGCAGCCGTTGAACAGCGGCTTGCACCCTATGCCGACTACAACGAGATCAAGGCCCAGAACGAGAAATATGCCGGGCAGATTGTGGAACTGAACAGCCGCATCCAGACTTACGAGACGGATGCCCTCAAGACCCGCATCGCTCATGAAGTGGGCATCCCGTTCGATCTGGCCCAGCGTCTGACCGGCTCCAACGAGGCCGACATCCGCAAGGACGCGCAGGCCCTGCTGAAACTGATCCAGCCCAAGAATCCGCCCGCACCTCTGCGCGGCGACCCTGACCCCAGCGGCGGCAGCAGGCGCGACGCCCTGCGCACCTTTACCAACCAGCTGATGAACAACGACTAAAGGAGAAAACATCATGGCAAATATTTTGAGCAAAGGATCCCTGTTCCCGGAAGAACTGATCCCCGGCTTCATCCAGAAAACCACTGGCGCATCCGCACTGGCAAAGCTGTGCGGCGCAACGCCTATTCCTTTCAACGGCCAGAAAGAGTTTACCTTCACTCTGGACAAAGAGGTGGACATCGTGGCCGAAAACGGTGCCAAGGGCACGGGCGGCCTGACCGTGGAGCCGATCACCATCGTGCCGCTGAAGATCGAATACGGCGCCCGCGTGTCCGACGAGTTCCTGTATGCATCCGAGGATGCCCAGATGGACGTGCTCGGTGCCTTTGCGGACGGCTTTGCAAAGAAGGTGGCCAAGGGTCTGGACCTGATGGCCTTCCACGGCATCAACCCGCGCACCGGCACGGCGTCCGGCGTGATCGGCACCAACCACTTTGACAGCAAGGTCACGCAGGCTGTGACCATTGCCACCGGCGATAAGCCGGACACCAACGTGGAAGCCGCCATTGCTCTGGTGCAGGGCGCAGAGCACGACGTGACCGGCATGGTGCTGTCTCCCAGTTTCAAGAGCGCACTGGCTGCACAGACTACCACCGACGGCGCAAAGCTGTATCCGCAGCTGGCATGGGGTGCAAAGCCCGGCGAGGTGAACGGCCTGCATGTCGAATCCACTTCCAACCTGTCCGCTGGTTCCAGTCTGGACCGCGCTCTGGTGGGTGACTTTGAGAACTGCTTCAAGTGGGGCTATGCAAAGGAGATCCCCATCGAGGTGATCCAGTACGGCAACCCGGACAACGACACCGAGCTGGGCGACCTGAAGGGCCACAATCAGGTGTACCTGCGCGGTGAAGCATACATCGGCTGGGGCATTCTGGACCCCACCGCCTTTGCCCACATCAAGGCCGCAAAGTAAGGAGGGCATTTCCATGTTGTACCGCAACAAACGCACCGGCGCAGTGATCGAGACGGAATGCGCCGTTTCCGGCGGGGACTGGGAACCGGCCAAGAGGCTCGAACCCGTTAAAACCGAAAAGCCCGCTGCCGTGCCCAAAAAGAAAACGGTGGCCGGAAAATGACCTACGCAGCACTTGAGGATATGACCACGCTGTGGCGGCCCATGACCTCTGCCGAGCAGGTCAGGGCTTCCTCCTTGCTGGAGGTGGTCTCGGCCAGTCTGAACATGGAAGCCCAAAAGGTGGGCAAAGACCTGCCCGCGCTGGTGGCGGCTGACCCGGATCTTGCCATGGTGGCCAAGAGCGTCACAGTGGATGTGGTGGCCCGCACCCTTATGACCAGCACGAACCAGGAGCCCCTGACCCAGTTCACCCAAGCTGCAGGGGGCTACTCCGCTTCGGGTTCCTTTCTGGTGCCCGGCGGCGGTCTGTTCATCAAAAAATCGGAACTGGTTCGGCTGGGCCTGCGCCGCCAGCGGATAGGAGTGATCGAGCCTTATGCCGTGGATTAAGGGCATCCCCGTCACGCTTTACGAAAAGACCCAGACCGATGAAGACGCTTTTCACGATCCGGTTTACACCGAAATGCCGGTCACGGTGGAAAATGTGCTGGTAACACCGGCAGATGCTGCTGCCATAGCGGACGAAGTGCAGCTGAACGGTCACCATCTGGCCTACGAGTTGTGCATCCCGAAGGGGGACGCGCACAGCTGGGACGACGTTACGGTGGAGTTCTTCGGCCAGAAATGGCACACCTATGGCGGTGTGCAGCAGTACATCGAAGAGCTTGTGCCGCTGGACTGGAACAAAAAGGTGAAGGTGGAGCGCTATGGGTAAGGTCCGCATCAAGCTGAACAGTCCCGGCATCCGGGCGCTGCTGCGCTCCCCGGAGATGCAGGCTGTGCTCAAGGACCGCGCCGACACCGTGAAGGACCGCTGCGGCGATGGCTACGAATCCTATGTGGCCCCCACCCGCGCGGTGGCTGTGGTGGAGACCGCTTCCCGCAAGGCCTATGACGACAACTCGGCCAACAACACCCTGTTGAAAGCCGTCTCCGGCAGCCGCAGCGGCGCAACCGTGCACGAGCACAAGCGCCGCCTGAAAAATGGGCGTGTCATCACAGTGAGGAGTTACCAGAGAAAGAAATGATCGAAGAAGTCATCTTGAACTACCTGCGGGAAAATGCCTTTTCCTGCTACATGTCCATGCCGGAGAAGCCCTCCGGCAATTTTTGTATCCTCGAAAAGACCGGTGACAGCCCGGACGAAGGCATTTACACGGCCACGCTGGCGGTGCAGTCCTACGGCAGCAGCGACTTTTCTGCCGCCCAGCTGAGCCATTTTGTGGTGCAGGCCATGCTGGACGCCGACACTCTGCCGGAAATCGTCTCCTGCGACCTTGTCACTGAGTACAATTTCCCGGATACCACCCGCAAACGGCCCAGATATCAGGCCGTTTTTTCTATTACACATTACTGACGAAAGGAAGTATCTCTATGGATGCAAAAAATGTAAGCGCCGCAAAGCCCAAGGTGGGCGGTGCCGTCTGGCGCGCACCTCTGGGCACCCCGCTGCCCACGGATGCAAAGTCCAAACTGAACGAAGCCTTTGAATCGCTGGGCTACATTTCCAGTGACGGCCTGACCAACTCGAACTCTCCCAGCAGCGAGAACACTACGGCATGGGGTGGCGATACCGTGCTGACCCAGCAGACCGAAAAGCCGGACACCTTCGCCTACACCCTGCTGGAAGCCCTGAACCCGGCGGTGCTCAAGTCTGTCTACGGCGATAAGAACGTTGCCGGCACGCTGGAGACCGGCATCACGGTCAAGGCCAACAGCGACGAACAGCAGGACTGCAGCTGGGTCGTGGACATGGTGATGAAGAACAACGTGCTCAAACGCATCGTGATCCCGGATGCGGCAGTGTCTGCCGTGGGCGATATCGTCTATTCCAACGGTGCGGTGGGCTACAACACCACCATCACCGCGGTGCCGGACACCGAGGGCAACACCCACTACGAGTACATTCTGGGCGGCACTGCCGCCACTCAGTCTGCCGCCGAGAGCACCGCAGACAATAAGGAGGTAAAGGCATGATTGCAAAAACGGAATCCGGTTTTGAGATCGAGCTGGACGATGAAGCCATGAACGACGTGGAGCTGGTGGAGGCCATCGTGGAAATGGACACGGACGGTACCAAGCTGTTCTATGTGGCGGACCGCCTGCTTGGCAAGGAAGGCAAGAAGAAGCTCTACGACCACCTGCGTGACGCCAAGGGCCGCGTGCCGGTGGTTGCCTTTGGTGCAGCGATCGGTGAACTGATCCGCAGCTTTTCCGCAGGAAAAAACTCTGCATCCTCTCCGAACTGATCGCATCGGACGAGGATGCGCTGATCTGCGATTTTGCGCAGTATTACCACGTTCTGGATTGGCGCAGCCTGCCGCCGCGTCTGGCGGCCACCCTTGCTGCAGGTCTGCCGGAGAGCAGCCGCAGTATGCTGCGGCTGGCCGGGCAGCGGGTGCCTATAGAAGATCAGCTGCAGGCATCTGCTGCCGACACGCTGAACCGCATCGAGTGGTGGCTGCTGGGCAAGCCCGGCAGGCCGCCCAAGTCCATTCTGGAAGCTCTGACCGGCACAGGCTCCGGCAGCGACACGGAGGATGTGCAGAGCTTTGCCAGCCCGGAAGAATTTGAAGCGGCCATTGCTGCGCTGAAAGGAGGTTGATGGAGATGCCGGACAAAATCGAGATGGCGAAAGCCTATGTGCAGATCGTGCCGTCGGCAGATGGCATCCGGGCTGCACTGACTGACGTTTTTGACGAAGAAACGGACGGCTTAGGCGCAAAGGTTGGCCAGAGCATTGGTGCCAAGCTGGTCGGCACTATCAAAAAAGTGCTTGCCGCCGCTGGCATCGGCAAAATCATCAAGGATTCCATCGACATGGGCGGTGCCCTGCAGCAGAGCATCGGCGGCATTGAAACACTGTTCGGTGCAGGCGGCAAGAGCATGGAAGAATATGCCCAGTCCGTGGGCAAATCGGTGGATGCCGTTAAAGACGAATATGCATCCCTGATGCAGTCCCAGCAGACCGTTTTTGACAATGCAGCGCAGGCCTACAAGACCGTGGGTCTTTCCGCCAACGACTACATGGAGCAGACCACCAGCTTTGCGGCCAGCCTTCTTTCCAGCGTGAGCAAGGATACCAATGCCGCCGCCCAGCTTGCCAACATGGCCATGGTGGACATGGCCGACAACGCCAACAAGATGGGTACGGATATGCAGGATATCCAGAATGCCTATCAGGGCTTTGCCAAGCAGAACTATACCATGCTGGATAACCTCAAGCTGGGCTATGGCGGCACGCAGGCCGAGATGCAGCGTCTGCTGACCGACGCGGAGAAGATCTCCGGCGTCCATTATGATCTGGGCAATCTGGCTGACATGTACAGCGCCATCCATGTGATCCAGCAGGAGATGGACATTACCGGCACAACGGCGAGAGAAGCTGCAACGACCCTGACCGGCAGCTTTGCGGCCATGAAGGCAGCGGCGCAGAACGTGTTGGGCAATTGGAGCACCGGCGCAGACCTGACGGCACCCCTGCAGGCGCTGACCGATACGGCGCAGACCTACCTTGTGGACAACCTGCTGCCCATGATCGGCAACGTGCTGCAGGGCATCCCGCAGGTCATTTACGGCCTTGTGCCCGAAGTGGTGCAGACCGGCACCGAGCTTCTCGGCTCTCTGGCGCAGGGCTTCACGCAAGGCATCCCGGATTTTCTGGCGAATGCTCTGCCGCAGCTGCTTTCCTTTACAGAAAACCTGCGGGAAAATGCCGGGGAGTTCGTGAACGCCGGTCTGGACATGATCACCCAGCTGGCCAACGGCCTGATCGCGGGTCTGCCGGACCTCATCGCCTATGTGCCGGATATCATCATCAATATCTGCGGCATCATCAACGACAATATGCCGAAGCTCCTTGCAGAGGGCGTCTCACTGGTGGTGCAGCTGGGCGTGGGTATCGTAAAGGCTGTGCCCGACCTGCTGGCCAACTGGAAGAAGATCCTGCAGGCGGTGCTTTCGGTCATTTCTGCAGTGAATTGGCTGAACATCGGCAAAAATATTCTCACCGGCGTGGCAAACGGCGTCAAGAGCATGGGCTCTTCCATGCTGACCGCATTCAAGGGCGGTTTTTCCAGCGCCCTGGCATGGATCAAGAGCCTGCCCTCGCAGGCGGTGCAGTGGGGCAAGAATCTGATCCAGAGCTTCATCAACGGTCTGACCGGCAAGGGCAAAGTGGCGGGTATCGCTACTGCAGCCACTGCCGGCTTTACCATCGCCGATGCTGCAAACCGTGACGAGCTGGCCGACTGGACCTCCGCCAACACCAGCCTTGCCGACAGCGCCCAGACCGTGGCGGATATCGCTATCCCGGCCTATACCAAGTCCGGCAATGCGGCAGCCACTGCAGGGAAAGCAGCGGGCACAGCCGCAAAGGCCGCCGCATCGGTGGTCAACTCTTACTCTGACACGGTGACCGAGGTGCTGGGCAAAGTGACCCGCACCACCCAGACCGTAAACGAGGAGCTTTCCAACGGAAAGAAGCAGCAGACCCAGACCATCACCGAGACCAGCCGTCAGCTGGTGAACGGTGTGCTGAAGGATATCAAGACCGTCACCAGCATTGCTGCCGATGGCAAAAAGACCGTCAAGCAGACCATGGAGACGGTGCGGGAGATGGCCAATTCGGTCACATCGACCTTTGACACAGTGGTAAATGGCATTGCTACCAGCACCAAAACCATCAAGGAAACACTGACCGACGGCACCGAGACCACCAAAAAGGTGATCACCGAGACCTTCAATAAGGTGGTGGACGGTGCCCTTGTGGTGGTCGAGCGGGTCAAGAACATTGCCGCCGACGGCACCGAACAGGTGGCCGAGACCACCAAGAAATCCGCTGCAGACACCTTCGACGGCCTGTGGAAGGAGCTGCAGACCGAAGCAGATACCGGCGTGCTGGGCACCTTCGGCACGTTGTACAAAGCCGTGAAGAGTCAGGACTGGCTCAGCGTCGGGCAGTGGGTCCTTTCCACCCTGTACAACGGTCTTGCACCGGAGACCAAGCTGCTGATCGATGACTTCGGCAAGAATCTGATCCAGCAGGTCAACGGTTTTCTGGGCGAGGGCATCAGCCAGCTGGCCAATGGCGCGTGGGACCTCGGAACCCAAATCTTCGACGGCCTGACCGGCGGCTTTGGCGATGTGGTCAGCCAGTTCTCCGGCCTGGGCAGCACACTGCTGGACATTTTTGGCGGTCTGCAGGGGCCGCTGAGCGCGGCGGCTCTCGCCATCAGTCAGGGCCTGCAGGGCGGTCTGATCTCTGCATTCCCGGAGATCCTGGCTTCGCTGGGCGGCCTGATCGGTGCCATCGGCGGTGCGTTCGTGGCAATGCTGCAATCCATCGGCATGGCGCTGCTGCCGACCGGATTCGGGACCCCGAAGGGCCTGCTGATGATCGCAGCGGGCGTTGCTCTGGTGGCTGCGATCGCGGCCATCGTTGCATCGCTCGGCGGTGCCTTCAAGAAAAAGAGCACACCCGGCACGGGCAGCTCTTCCAGTAGCGCCGCAGGCAGCACCATCACCGAGGCTTCCAGCAGCCTGTGGGACTACGAGAAGAAAGCTCCGCTGCCCCAGCGCACCCAGCGGCCCAATATCGAAGTGAACCAGTACATCTACAGCAAGGCGCAGACAGCGGCGGACCTGATGCGCGAAGCGCAGTATGAGCAGGAAAGGGCGGTGCTGCAGGGTGTTTGACGCTGTTTTTACCTCCAGCACCGGACAGAGCTTTGCCTTTGGCTACAAGGCCAGCGTGCTGTGGAGCTGTGACCCGCTGGGCGACCTGCCCGTGGATCTGGAAACCAGTCAGGGTTATCAGCAGGTGGGTGCTCCTGTGGAGAGCCGCAGCATTTCCGGCGTCACCCGCACCATCACCGGGCGTATCCTGCGCAATGCCGATTACTGCAAGCGTCAGCTGCGGGACGTGTTTGCGCCGGGCGTGACCGGGCGTTTCACCGTGGCCGGGAAATACTGGTGTGACGCCGAGGTGCAGCGCTGTCCGGCCATCAGCGCGGCGCTGCTCTGGCCCACCTTCAGCTTTCAGCTGTACTGCCCCAACCCCTATTGGCACAGCGTAGAGGAAACACTGGCCGCGACCATCAAGGTGACACCTGTGTTCCGCCTGCCGGTGTGCTACGACGCGCACCAGTTCGGCATCCGGGAGCAGGGCGATTATATCCGCATCGTCAACAGCGGTCTGGATACCCAGAACTTTCGGCTTTCACTGTCGGCCAGAGGGCCCGTGGTCAACCCCGGCGTCCTTAACCCGGAAACGGGCGAATACCTGCGCTTTGTTACGACCCTGCAGGACGGCGACGAGTTGCAGGTCTACCGCGAAAACGACTTGCTGCGGGTCCAGCAGCTCATTGACGGCAAAGCCTACGACGTGCTCTCCATCCTTGACGGAAGCAGTACCCTTTGGACGGTGTATCACGGTGCGCAGGCATGGCAGCGCACCGCAGAATCCGGCGACAGCTGGCTTTTCCTGACGCTGACCATGCACGCAGCGTATTCCACCATCATCACGGAGGGTTCCAATGGCTGAGATCATTTCTGCGCTGACAGCATCCGGGCACAAGAGCATCTGCGTCTATGATATCCGGCTCTCTCTGCTGGGCCGCATTGAAAGCTGGGTCTCGCTGGTCTGGCCGGAACGCTACAACGTCTACAGCGACACTCAGGGTGCACAGCTGGAGCTGCACGACACGACCGCTTTGCAGGCGCTGTGCCGCCCCGACCGGTATCTCTGGCTGGTGGGCAGCGACCGGCTCATGCGCATCGTGTCGGCTCAGAAATCTGACCACAAGCTGGTAATCGCCGCAAAAGACGCTGCCTGCATTCTGGATGAGCGGGGCCACACGGACACCTTGAGCAATTTTGCCGCAGAGGAAACGTTGCGAAGTCTGGTATCCAGTGCTGCTGCGTGGCCCTGCCTTGAACTGGGCGATGCTGCAGGACTGACGGACACCTACAGCGGCGAGGTCAAGCCCGGCAGCCTGTTGAAGCTGGTCGAACAGGTGTGTCAGGAGCTGGACATCGGCTTCCGTGTGCGGTTCGATCAGCCGGAAGCGAAACTGCTGTTTGAGCTGTTCCGGCCAAAACTCGACCCGAACGCCCGGTATGCGCCGCAGTACGGCAACCTGACCGACCTGACCTATACCGAGAGCATCACGGACTATAAAAACGTGTGCGTGGTCGTTGGCGCGGAAGGCACCGCCACCGTGGGTGCAGCGGAGAACACCGGCTCTGCCCGGCGGGAGCTGATCGTGGATGCTACCAGCAAAAAGAAGGAAGGCGGCCAGTCTCAGGCGGACTATCTTGCCGCCCTGCGCGCACAGGGCGAGCAGGAGCTTGCTAAACATACCCGGCTGGAAAACTTCCGCTTCACCCCCACCGGCAGCATCACGGTGGGCATGGTGGTGGAGGCCAGCCTGCCCGGAACGGACATTCAAGCCGCTGCCCGCATTACCTCTGTGACCCTGAGCTCCCAAAAAGGTGAAAACTCGGTCAGCACAGAGATCGGCACCCCGATCATCAGGAGGAAACAATGAGCATTATCACATATCCGCTGAACGGCGTGGTTTACAGCGCCGAGGACGTGGCCACCTACCTGTGCACCCGCACATCCGGCGTCTACTCCAAAGAGACCAACTTTGCTGTCAGTACCACCGGTACCCGGCAGATCACCGTTGCGCCCGGCCTTGCATGGATCAATTACGACGACTTTAAAGGCGTATCCGTGTGCAGTCGGGAAGAGAACGTCTTGACCGTCCCCGAAGCAGACAACACCCTCAACCGCGTGGATCGCGTCGTGTTGCAGTTTGACACCTCGGAGAATATCACGGCGATCAAGCTCAAGACCGGCACGCCTGCCGTGGCCGCACAGCCGCCCGATATCCTGCAGAACCATAATCAGTACGAGCTGGGCCTGTGCACCATTTCGGTGCCCGCAGGCTCCACCGCTGTCACCGCCGCCGACATCACCGACACCCGCGCGGATGAGACCGTCTGCGGCGTCATGCGGGACGGCGTGACCGGCATCCCCACGGCAGAGCTTCAGGCGCAGGTAAAGGCCATGCTGGACAGCCTGCAGGCCGAGGTGGACAGCAGGAGTTTTTATACCCGTGCCGAGGTGGACGCACTGCTGAAAAGCGTGAATCCTTTTCCCGTGGGCAGCATCTACCAGAGCACCGACCCCACCAGCCCCGCCGCACTGTTCGGCGGCAGCTGGGAGGTGATCGCTTCCGAGCGGGTGCTGATGGGTGCATCCAGCACCCACGCGGCCGGCACCACAGTGAAAGCCGGTCTGCCCAACATCACGGGCATGTTATCTGATGTAATGGGCAGCTTTTATGCTTATCCATCTGGCAGCGGTGCGTTTTCTGTCAAAGGCATAGGCAGGTCACTCGAGAACGGGTCTAGCGGAAATTATGGCAATATATCTTTTGACGCGTCCAAGTCCAACGCCATTTATGGCCGCAGCAGCACCGTGCAGCCCGCCGCCTACTATGTGCACATTTGGCGCCGCGTGGCCTGAGAAAGGAGGTTTTGAGCGATGATCCCTGTGACATTTGACACTGTGGCAACATTGCAGTTTGGCAGTGAGGGTCACCCGACCAGTCTGCACTTTGCTATCCCGGAAGAGTGGAAAACCTGCAAAATCAGACTCCACCTGCGGCGCAGCGACGGTAGCTTTGTGCCCCCGATGCAGCTGGACGAAAATGGGTGCGTAAAAGTAGACCGCAGTGACTCCGGCAAGACCGGCGGACAGTGGATGCTGTCGGCTGAAAGTCCTGACGGAAAAGTATCTTACTCGCGAATCGGCAAATATGTGACCCCCATGGAGGTGACGCAATGAAGATCATTGACGAGAACGGCGCAGCCATTGAGACCCCTGACCTGACGCTTGGGTATCTGGTGGACGAAACCGAACCAGTGGAGCACCCAGCTGTGGAAGGTGTGGAGGAAGTGAGCCACTACGAGACGGTGGCGGAGTACCCCAACGGCGGCAGGGATGTGCGGAAGGTCATCGACGTGCCGGGCGTGCCTACGCAGGCCGCATGGCTTGAACAGGTGCCGGTGCAAAGATACATCCGCTACACCGCCGAAGAGCTGGCCGCGCAGGAAGAAGCACGCAAAAAGGCCGAAGCCCGGGAGAAGCTGCCGGAGCGCGTGGACGCGCTGGAAACCGCAAACAACGATATTATTTTGATGATGGCTGATTTGATTGGAGGCTGATTTTTATGAAAACCCTGAACGCACTCAAACTTCGCATTATGACCCGCGCTTTCAAAATCCGCATTGCCGCCGGTGAAGTCTTTGAAGACATCGCCGCCGACTACCCGTCCCTGACCACGGACGATCTGGAAGCCATCAAGGCAGAGCTGGAGAAGTAAAGGAGTAAGCGATGGAAAAGACCATCATGGACGTGAGCCGCCATCAGGGCGTCATCGACTGGGCAAAGGTCAAGGCGTCCGGCAAAATCGGCGGCGTCATGATCCGCGCCATGGGCAACAGCGCAGAGGGCAGGCCCAGTGCGCCCTACACCGACCCGCAGTTTGCCCGCAACTACGCCGAGTGCAAGCGGCTGGGCATCCCCTGCGGCGTGTATGGCTATTTCAAGGCAGTCAACCGGGAACAGGCCGACAAGGAGCTGGCGTACTTCAAGAAGCTGCTCACCGGCAGGAGCTTTGAGCTGCCTGTGGCGGTGGACATCGAGGACGAGGTGCAGAAGCCGCTGGGCAAGGCCGCACTGACCGACCTGACGGCCTACATGCTGAGCACGGTGGAAAGCTGGGGCGTGTACAGCATGGCGTATACCGGTTTGTGGTTCGGCAGCACCTTCCTCTACATGGGCGGCGCGGCACTGAAGCCCTACGACGTGTGGCTTGCGAGATACCCCAAAGACCAGCGCAAAACCAAGCCTGAGGATAAGCCCAAAACGGCGTTCGCCTTTGGCATGTGGCAGTACACCAGCACTGCCCGCGTGCCCGGCGTGAGCACCAACGTGGACTTGTCCCACGCATACAAGGACTACGCGGCGATCATCCGGCGTGCCGGGCTTGGCGCGGTGAAGGGGGTGTGACCAATGGCGAGTATTCTTGCTGCCGCAGGCATTCCGACGGCGGTGCTGGGGCTTCTCGTCTGGCAGCTGAAGCGGCGCATCGAGCGTCAGGAAGCACGGCAGGAAGCCGCAGAGAAAGCCCGTGAGGAGTTCGAGACGAACCTGTACGAAAGCTCCCTCGCCGCAATCGCGCTGGGAGAAGCCACCGCCAAAGCCGTGCAGCGCATCCCGGACGCACACTGCAACGGCGATATGCACGCCGCCCTCGACTACGCGGCCGAGGTAAAACATAAGCAGCGCGATTTTGTCGCAAAGCGCGGCATCAGCGCGATCATCAACTGAGAGAAAGGGATCTGACCATGGAAGCAGTATTGACTAATATCTTGAACGTTGTCCCCGGCTGGCTTGCCCTCGCCCTGATGCTGGGCGGCTTTGCCTTTTACGTCCTCGGTGCCATCCGGCTGGGCTACGGCGCATCCGTCCGTCCGCTGGTGCTCGACCTGATCGAGCGCGCCGAGCATGAGATCCAGGGCACCAAGCGCGGTGCCGAACGCAAAGCATGGGTGGCGGCAAAGCTGCGCGCTGCGCTGGACGCCAGCAAGTTTGGCAGGCTCTTCAGCTGGGCAATCACCGACGAGACCATCGGCAGGGTCATCCAGTTCTGCTTTGACAGGGCGAAGGATGTTGTAGGGAAACAGTAAACTCAATACATAGCAGCAGCCCCGGGGAGCCTGACGGTTCCTCGGGGCTGTTTTTGTTTGCAAGGCACTCACGCACTTACTCACGCACTTTTACATCTTACGAATGAGTGTTGATTTATAAAATGATATTAGTCAAAAGAAAATTGCCGTAGTTTTAAGGCTTTTTCGCTATCGTATTGCTCGTGAAATCATAAATGATGGTTCGACTCCCATCGCCTCCACCAAATGTGAATCAGGCGAACCCCGCCACGATCTGCTTCGTGGGCGCGTTCTTCGTCCTGACCATGCCGCTCTTCGAGTGGTAAAAAATAAGCACTCGGCTTTCGTTGCCGGGTGCTTATTTTTTGCTCGCATCGTTTTGACAGAATGCCTCTAAAAGAGATCAATCTTCGGCATGAAGTTCCTGCTCTTTTTCGTTGAAGCGTTCCAGAAAGCTGTGCTCCACACCTTCGGACTTATAGCCCGGCATGGTGTCCAGCGCCACAGCGTGGATGCTGCGGAAAATGCTGTTTTCGATGTTGGGGTTCTCACGCTTCAGGCGGCGCAGCAGAGTCTTGACCTCCTGCCGTTTGGAACCGCCGCCGCCGTTGTCGCACATGGTGCAGTTCTCCGTAAAACGGCAGGCGCACTGGATGAATTCCAGTTCGTTGTAGCGCTTCCAGGCCAGAATGTCCTCTTCACGGATGCAGTACATCGGGCGGATGAGGGTCATGCCGGGGAAACTGGTGCTGTGGAGCTTGGGCGGCATGGCCTGCAGCTGGGAACCGTAGAACATGCTCATCACGGTGGTCTCGATCACATCATTGAAGTGATGGCCCAGCGCGATTTTATTGCAGCCCAGCTCCCGGGCCTTGCTGTACAGGTGGCCGCGGCGCATCCGGGCGCAGAGGTAGCAGGGGTTTTTGTCGGTGTTGTTGGCTACGGCAAAGATGTTGCTCTCAAAAATCGTTACCGGGATGTGCAGCAGTTCGGCATTGCTCTCGATCTTCTGGCGGTTGATCTCGTTATAGCCGGGGTCCATGACCAGAAATACCAGTTCAAAGGGCACATCGCTGTGGCGCTGCAGCTCCTGCATGAGCTTTGCCATAAGCATGGAATCCTTGCCGCCGGAAATGCACACGGCAATGCGGTCACCGGCCTGCACCAGTTCGTAGCGCTTTACCGCCACGATGAAGGGTGTCCACAGCTCTTTGCGGTATTTTTTGATGATGCTGCGTTCGATCAGCTGATAGGGCTCTAAAGTCTTTTTCAT